TCGGCGTTCGCCTCGGCGACCTCCTGGGTCGCCTCGGCGCGCTCCTCGCCGACCTTCTCCTGCGCGTCCTGTTGCGCCTCGGCGACGTCCTCGGCCGTTTCCTGCGGCGATTCCTGGCACGCGCTCAGGCCGAACGACAGCGCGGCGGCCAACATCAGATAGCGGATCGAATTCGTCATGAGCTGTCCTCATCGGTTGCGTGGGCCCGACGCGTGTCCGGCCCCGGGGGTGGTGCCCCTGTGGCCGGGACGCAGCAAGGGGCATGCCAGTCCGCGGGCGAGCCGACCGCCGCCGCGTCCTGTAACGATTTCGCGCGCGACCGGACAAATTTTTCGGCGGGCGGCGCGCGACGCCCGTGAAACCGGGCGCTTGACGCGCGTTCAGTCATGGCACGCGAGTTGCTTACGTTGCACCGTCGAGCGCGAGCGACTCAGCGACCACGGCCCGCGATCGACGCCCGGCGCCGGAACTCCGGCGCCGGTCGATGGTCCCCTGTGTGCGGTGACACATGATCTGCGAAGGCGGGACATAGCGGAATTCTTCGCAACGAAACGGAAAAATTGGGCCGAAAATCCGCGCGTTTTCGCGGATTCCGGGTTCGGCGGCAGCCCGGGGTGCGGCGGGCCCCGAAAATGAGAAATCGGGCGGCCCGGCCCCGATCGGACACTAGAAATGCGAAAGGGCGCGTCGGGTAGCGCGCCCTTTCAAGGGTCTTCAAAAGCCGCTCAAGCGTCAGTCGGCCGGCGGGAACTCGGGGTGGTCGCAAATGTGCTGCTGGCGGTCGTTGAGCTTGCGCAGGCGGCTCGTGAACTGCTCGAGCTGCTCGACGCTCACGCCCGTGATCGCGGCGGCGCCGGTGCTGCGTACCCAATCGGAGAGCCGACAGCGCGCCGCGAGCTCGCGCGCCTCCGCGATCAGTAGCCGGCGCCGCAACGACGCCAGCGGTCCGCGCGCCTGGTCGCCGCTCAGCGGCGCGCGCCACGCATCAACCGCCTGTTCCTGAACCCGGTCCTGGATCGCGTCGACCAGGCCCTCGGCCCGTCGCTCGTTGAACATCGTTCGCCCCTCCGGCCCGTCGTTCTGCGAGCCTCTTCAAGAAATCGTGCACGTTGCTCTTGTCGGTAGCGACCACGGGATCCTCCTCGATCAGATAGTCGTACGTCATCGCGAGGAGGTCCGGGTCGCGGGTCGCGTCGTACACAGCACCCTGAATCTGAAAGGCCCATTTCAGGATCTCGAGCGACTTGCGGAGGGTCGCCTCATCTAGTTTCACGGCTTGAGACGAGCCGAGAGCGTCCAGTCGTTCCGGTCCCTGCCCCGTCAGGACCCAGTTCGTGTTGTAGCCGACGCGATGCAACGCAACGAGACACTCCGCGCTGATGTCGCGCTCACCAGACTCCCAATTGCGCAGCGAATTTCGGTGCACCCCGAGCTCCGCAGCGAAGTCAGGCCTGGATCGAGCGCCCCGAATGTGAGCGAGGCGTCGGCCAATAGCTGTCCCGTCTGTGTGTCGCAATTCCAGCGCTGGATTTGCGACAGCCTTGTCGGTAGTGCCCTTCACGCGTCGCAATTCCCGTAAAAGCCTGCAATATCAGGGGTTTTCGAGCGTCACGGCTCGTTTGTAGGTCGCGGTCGAATTGCGACACACAAACGGGCTTGACGACCGTACACAAACGGGATTACCGTCGCGGTCGCCATGACGACGACAGACATCCCGAAAAACCCGGCTCATCGCCGGGCTTGGATCGTGTACCAGCTGCGCCTGCGCGGATTCACGCTGGGCACGCTGGCGAAACTTCACAACGTCGATCGCACGACGACGCGCAAGGCACTCGGCACGGCCTACCCGCGCATGGAGCGCGTGATCGCCAACGTGCTCGACCTGGCGCCGCAGCAAATCTGGCCGGAGCGTTATGACGTGAACGGCCGCCCGATTCGGGGCCGCGATCCGGTGTCGCGCAGCGCTGTGTCGCCGAGTGGAAAAGTAGCCCGTAAGTCAGCGCTTAGCAACGGATGCGCCGCGCGCTCCGGCATACGGTCACGCCGCTCGCGAGGTGCCGCGTGAAGCGCGACGTAAAGACGCCGGATCTCTTCGCCGTGCGCGCGCCGGCGCCGATCGCGGGGACGCAGGACTACCGCGCACGCGTCGCCGAGCTCGTCAGCCAGATGCTGAAGGAATGCGGCGTCGACCGGTACGAGATCGCTGCGCGCATGTCGCGCCTCGCCGGCCGCGAGATCAGCAAGTACATGCTCGACGCCTGGTCGGCCGAATCGCGCGAGGACCACAACCTGCCGTTCGCGCTCGCGCCGGTGCTCGAGGCCGCGTGCGAGTCGCACCTGCTGTCGGCATGGCTCGCGGAAATTCGCGGCGGCCGCCTATACGTCGGCCGCGACGCGATCGCCGTCCAGGTCGGACTGCTCAAACACACGCGCGACGAGCTCAACGAGCAGATCCGCGAGCTCAACGAGCAGCTGCGGGGTGCGCGATGAGCGCCGCGCCGCGTGAACGCGCACTGCCGCGCAAGGTGCGTGCACGGATCGCCGTCCAGGTCGCGCTCGAGATGCTGCAGGACGATCTGCGATACCAGCGGGAGCGCGCGCCCGACCCGACGACGTCCCGGGCGAACGTCGTCATCCAGTACGAAGTGATCGAGAAACAGCTCGTCGAAGGGCTTCGGCTCCTCGGGAGCGCGAGCCGATGATCCACGACATCGATCTGCTCGACGCACGCGACGTCGTCGAAATGCTGCAACGCCGAGCGCAATACCACGCGACGCGCGCGGCCGACATCCGTGACCGACTGCTCTACGCGACCGAACTCGACGACTCGGAGCATTCGCTCGTCGCCGACCTCGCGGGCGCGACGTCAAACGAAGAGCACGCTGCTACGTTCCGGCGCCAGGCCGAAGCGCTCCAGCGGCTGATCGATTCCGTTTCCAACGGGAGCTCCTCCCAGCGACCGGGTCAGCCCGCGATGGGCGCCGCATCTACGGGTCCGAGCTCCCACCTCTTTTCGCGCGAGCGCGCGGACCACGGCGTACCCCCAAACGCGCCGACAACTCCTAAGCGCGCTCGCGCCTTTTCTTCGAGCGAGGACGGCGTATGCCCGACGGCGCGTTGAGCATGGAGTGCCCGGCGTCTGTGGACATCCGCGCGATCGCATCGGCGCTCGTTATCACGCGGCGCTCGGCTGACCGGCGGGCCGCACGTGAACGCTGGGCCTACACCGAAGAGGCGTCGCGCGGCCGCCAGCGTCGCAGGCTCTACGCGACCGCGACGCTGCCGCTCGACGTGCAGGCCGCTCTGACGCTCAAGCACGCGCGCGCGCACGGCGTGCCGGCCGCGCAGCGCGAGCCGGCCAAGAAGTCGAGCGCCCTGATCGCGGCCGCGCACGAGCGCTACGAGCGCGCGAGCGACAAGCAGCGCGCGGACGCCTGCAGCGCGGCCGCCGCGCTCGACGCGGTGCGCCGCCTGGTCGACGCCGGCGAGGCGCTCATGTGGGCGCGAGAAGTCGTCGCGGCGCAGCTCAAGCGCGACGGCGTCAAGGGCAGCGTCGGGAGCCTGGTGCGCTGGGCGGCCGACGTCGGCGACGCGCCACGCGCGGATTGGCCCGCGCTGCTCCTCTCCGGTCATGCCGGCCGCACCGCGTGCGCCGCGTGCGACGAGACCGCGTGGGATTGGTACAAGGGGCACTACCTGACGCGCAAAGGCCCGTCGCACGCCGACACGTACCGGCGGCTCGAGCGGATCGCGAAGGAAAAGGGCTGGACGCTGCCGAGCGCGCGCACGCTGCAGCGGCGCCTCGACCGCGACGTCAGCCACGCGACGCAGGTGCTGCTGCGTCACGGCGCGGAAGCCGCATCGCGGCTCGTGCCTGCGCAGCAGCGCGACGAAAGCGTGTTCGCCGCCGGCGAGGCCGTCAACGGCGACGGCCTCAAGTTCGACACGCTGTGGGTGCGCTTCCCCGACGGCGAAATCATCAACACCGCGACCGCGTGGTTCTGGCAGGACGTCGCCAAGCGCAAGATCCTCGCGTGGCGCCTGGACAAGACCGAGAACACCGACGTGTTCCGGCTCGCGACCTACGACCTGACGGCGAAATGCGCGCCGCGCGTCGCCTACATCGACAACACGCGCGTCGCGGCGAACAAGCTGATGACGGCCGGCGCGAAGAACCGGCACCGCTTCAAGAGCGAGCCCGAGGACGGCCTCGGCCTGCTGCTCATGCTCGGCATCGAGCCGCAGTTCACGAACCCGGACAAGGAGCTCGGCAACCCGGGCGCAAAGCCGATCGAGCGCGCGTTCGGCATCGGCGGCCTGCACGAGATGGTGCGCACGCATCCGCGCTTCGTCGACCGCGGCTACTCGAGCGCGACGGCGATCGACGTCGAGGAGCTGCGCGAGGTCATCGGCGAGGAAGTCGCGCGCATGAACGCGCAGCCGAAGCGGCGCACGGCCGCGTGCGCCGGCATTCTCTCCTTCGACCAGGCGTGGGACGCCGGCGTCGCGCAACAGCCGCCGCGCGTGCTCGCCGAGAGCCAGCGCCGCCTGCTGCTGCTCTCGCGCGAAGTCGTCACCTGCGACAAGCGCTCGGGCCTCATCACGCTCGAGGCCGGCCGCGGGCCGCACGGGCGCAACCAGTACTGGACGGAGCATCTGGTCGAGTGGTGCAGCAAGAAGGTCGCGGTGCATTTCGATCCCGCGAACCTCTCCGCGGACGTGCACGTCTACACGCTCGACGGCCGCTACCTCTGCGCGGCCGAGCACAAGCCGACGCGCGCGTTCAACGACACGATGGCCGCGCGCGAGCACGCGAAGTTCAAGGCGCGTCGCATCAAGGCGCAGAAGGCCGCCGCCGCTGCCGAGGTGCGCATGAGCGCGCTCGAGCGCGCCGCGCTCTACGACCAGGCGAGCGGCGTCGAGCCGAAGCCGGAGGCGAAGCCGGCCGGCAAGGTCACGAAGGGGCACTTCCAGCGCGTGCCGGATCCGCAGCGTGACCCGCAGCGCGAGCGCGCGACCGGCACCGACGACGTCGTGCAGCTGCGCCGCGAGCGCTCGCTCGACGACGTGCTCAAGCGCATGCAGGAGAAACAGATCGCCGAGAGCGGCTGGAAGAAACCGGATTAGTTCAGGAGCCCCGGCGCGGTGGGCGCCGCGCCGGGGCGAGGTCAGCAGACGGCTCCACCAACCAAAGGGCAGACTAACATGGCAGACGGCAACGATTTCCAGAGCACCACGACGCGCGAGCGCGTGCAGGCGCTCCTCGACAGCGACAAGCGCCTCACGCAGACGCAAGTCGCGCGCGAAGTCGGCATCTCCGGCGGCGCGCTCAACCAGTGGCTGAAAGGCGTTTACGCGGGCGACAACGCCGGCGTCGACGCCAAGGTGCTGCGCTGGCTCGACGCGTTCGAGCGCGAGCGCATGGGCCTCGACACGCTGCCGGCGGCGCCCGGCTACGTCGCGACGCCGACGTCCGAGCGCGTGCTCGGGACGCTGCGCTACGCGCAGATGGCCGGCGACTTCGTCATCGTCTACGGCGGCGCCGGCGTCGGCAAGACGCAGGCGTGCAAGCGCTACGCGTCGATCGCGCCGAACGTGTGGCACGTCGAGATGACGCCGTCGACGTCGGGCCTCGTGCCGTGCCTCGAGGCGTTCGCCGAAGTGATGGGCATCCGCGGCGGCGGCGGTGCGGCCAAGCACAAGCGCGAGATCTACAAGCGCGTGCGCAACACCCACGGCCTCATCATCGTCGACGAAGCGAACCACCTCGCGCCGGGCACCCTCGAAGAAATCCGCGGCATCCACGACGCGACCGGCATCGGCGTTGCGCTGGTCGGCAACGAAGAGACCTACACGCGCATCGCGAGCGGCGCGCGCGCCGCATACCTCGACCGCGTCAACAGCCGGCTCGGCAAGAAGACGCCGGTGAAACGCGCGACGGCCGACGACGTCGACGCGCTGCTCGGCGCGTGGAAGTTCGGCGACGCCGGCTGCAAGAAGCTCTGCCACGAGATCGCCAAGCGCCCGGGCGCGCTACGCGGGCTCACGAAGACGCTGCAGCTCGCGTCCATGTACGCGCACGCGGAGAAGCGCGCGCTGTGCTGCGAGGACATCCAGGCGGCGTGGCGCGAGCTCGGGGGTGCGGAATGAATGCGCTGCAGCGAACCGTCGCGGCCGCGCTGCTCACGGCCGACGATCCTGACCAGGCGGTCGCGAACCTCGACGCCGCCTTCGAACTGCAGAAGCCGTCGGCGTCGAAGCGCTACACGCAGGCCGTGCACCGCGGCCTGCAGATCTGCATCGCCGACCTTGAGACCGTGATCGCCGAGCACGAAGGCGAGGTCGCACTGCATCGCGACGAGTGGACGAAAGACCAGGTGCGCCAGTCGCAGGCGTGGATCGAGGACGCGCGCGAGGCGATCGAGTGGATCCGCGTGCAGCGGGCGAAGCGCGGAGGTGCGTCGTGAAGTTCGAGGCCCTGATCTTCGACGGCGACGCCGCGCAACTCGTGGTCGGGCAAGCGCAGCCGCTCGGGCAGGTTGGCGAGGGCCTCCGCGCGTTCTGCGTCCGTGACGGAACCATGCGCATCGGCGTGTACGCCGAGGGCACCGGGCGCGTCGCGATCCTGCCCTGGTCGGCCATCGCGACGCTGGCAACTGACGCCGGCGTCGACCAGCCGCCAATCACTCGGCAGAACTGACCGATGCAAGGCGAGCTCTTCAGCCGCGACGTGACACCGGCGACGGTGCTCGACGCGCTGGGGAGCCGCATCGGCGAACACAACGGCATTACCGCACGCGACCTCGTATGCGAAATCACGCACTGCACCGATCCGACCAAGTTCGCGGCCAAGGAGCGCCAGCTCCGGCAGGCCGTCGAGCAGCTGCGTCTGCAGGGGCATCGCGTCTGCTCGCATCCGGAGTCCGGCTACTTCCTCGCCGAGAGCGCGACGGAGCTCAACCGCGCGTGCGGATTTCTCGTCGACCGCGCGATGACGAGCCTGCGGCAGGTCTGCGCCATGAAACGCGTCGCGCTTCCCGATCTTCGCGGCCAGCTCGGGCTCGAGCTGCCCTCACAGGAGCAATCGCATGACACCGAACAACGAAGCGATCCGTAACGGGCTCAACCGCGCGCTCGGTTGCCTGTTCCAGCTCGCCGACCGCGGCCTGCGCGTGGTCGGCGTCGAGGTCACCGGGCGCAATCCCGTGGTGCGGATCGACGGCGATCCGGACCGCAAGCTGCACGGCGCGATGGTCGTTCGCCGTACGGTCGCCGGCGTGCGTCAGGTCATGCGCGTCGCGCTGATCGACGACGTGCAGGTCGAGTGGAGCGAGCTCGCGGACGCGCAGACGCCGGAATTGGAGGGCGCGACGTGAGCAAGCCCACCAAGCACACCGGCCTCGCGGACGAGATCCGCGCGGCGCTCAAGAAGGCGACGCTCGCCGGCAAGTGGCTGAGCACGCGGCAGCTCGACGAGATCTGTCAGTCGAGCCCCGGCACGGCGCAGCTCGCGTCCACGCTGCACGCGCTGCACCGTCAGGGCGACATCGTGCGGCAGATCATTGCCGGGACGACGAAGTACGCCTACCAGCTGCGCATGAAGGCGTCGTCGGCTGAGCCGTCGGCGGCCGCGCCGGAGGCGGACGCGAAACCGCCGGCGACGTCGACCGCCGACGCAAGGCCAGCGGACGCGCCGACCTCGGGCGCTGCTGCTCCACCGCGTTCCGCGAAGCCGTTCGCCTACAACCTCTACGAGCACGTCACGCACGCGTTGCGCGACGTCGAGGACCTGACGTTCGCGGCCGTCGAGGGTGACGTGTCCCGCGACGTGCACAAGGCCCTCCTGACGGCCCAGGCGAGCCTGCGGCGCGCGCAGGAGGCGATCGTGCGCCAGCGGCAGGGAGCCGCCGCCTGATGCGCGTGTGCGCCTACACCGTGCGCGTGGAGCCGTTCTGCTCGGTCTTCCGCTGGGCGCTCGAGCGGCACGTTGCGCGCGGCAAGCCGGAGCTCGTGATCGTCGACCTCGCGCCCGACAGCAAGACCGCGCGAAAGCGCGCGCAAGCCGCCCGTAAACGACTGATGAAAGGGGTTCGGAAATGATCGCAACGACGACGACGCTGGAACAGATCGAGATCGCGTGCAAGACGTACGCGGAGACGCGCGACGAGCTGCGCAAGGCCATGCAGGCGCTGCAGGACCAGGTGCGCGAGCTCAGCGCCCAGCACCGGCCGGAGATCCTCGCCGCGCTCGACCAGGCCGTCAACGCCCGGCTCGCGCTCGAGTCGCTGGTCGAGTCGGCGCCGTCGCTCTTCGTGAAGCCGCGCACCAAGCAGCTGCACGGCATCAAGGTCGGCTTTCGCAAGAACGAAGGCCGCGTCGAGTTCGCGACGTCGGAAGAGCGCACGATCACGCTCATCCGCGAGAAGCTGCCCGAGCTCGCCGAAACGCTCATCAAGACCACGGAGTCGGTGCGCAAGAGCAACGTCAAGGACGAGCTCGGCGCGTCCGACCTCGCCGCGATCGGCTGCTCGCTGGTCGGCGCGAAGGACGAGCTCGTGGTCGCGGCGGCCGACACCGACACCGACCGGCTCATCCAGGCGATGGTCGCGGCCGACTCGCTCGGCGCCGACCTGGTCGCGAAAGCGGCGGCGATCTGATGGACCGCGCGACTGCACTTCGCAAGCTCCGCGCGTGCCTGCGGCTCGCGTCGTCGAGCAACGCGCACGAAGCCGCCGCCGCCCTGCGCCAGGCGCAGAAGCTGATGGCCGAGTACGGGCTGACAGCCGCCGACGCGGCCGGCGTCGAGGAGCACGGCGCCAAGACGCGCTCGCGCTCGCGGGTGCCGCGCTGGCTCGCCACGCTGGCGAGGATCGTCGCTGACGCCTTCGGTGCGCAGACGTACGCCGGCTGTGGGGTGGGCCTCGAGATCAAGTTCGTCGGCGTCGGCTCGTGCGCCGAGGTCGCCGCGTACGCCTTCCTGATCCTGCGGCGTCAGCTCGAGCGCGACATGCAACGGCACGTCGCGC